GATGTATTCAATGTCGTTTAAAGATAGCTGACCCATCAATTGCAATATCTTCATTACGGCAATGTCGTTATCAAGCGGCTGGGGTTTAACTAAAGTTTCAATCATTTTTTGGTAGTAGCTTTTTTGCTTTTATCAGGTCTAACTGCGTATTCATCAACTGCTGCGGTAAGCAAAGCGACCATCCCCCATTGGACAAGGACTTCAAGTCCTTTTTTGTCAAAGATAACTTCAGCGTTAGCCGATCCATCTTTATTCTCTTTCAGTATCTTTACTTGTATCTTCATTGTTTGCAAACTTTAGAATAGGTTTATCAAGTGCCAGTTTAGCCAGTTCAATGTATCTATCAACTTCTAGTCTATCTTCCCCACCAATAGATGCTTGACTGTGTGCAATGGGTTTACCCATATCATCGTAATACACTTCACGAATTTCAAAGTAATCCTCATATGGACTACTCATATTTACCAAACGTAAATTCCAAGTCATGTTTTTACCCAATAAAGAATTATGAACAAAAGTAGCATTACCGCACCAAGTATGGCAAAGATTCCAACAGAGAAAATTAACATTAAGTTTTCCATATTGTGAGTATAGTTAAGCAAACTTAATGTTAATAATTATTTTATTTAATTGTGGTAAAAACGCAACATTAATATTCAATTCCAGCTTCATCCATCATGCTGGTTTGAATATTAATTGCATTAGTAAAAATTCCATTTAAAGCGTGTTTAGCAGTCCATTTGTTAAATTCATCTGTTTGGGTATAGTCCCTAACTAAACGTAACAAAGCAAAAAGCTCATCAAAATTGTTGTATGCGTTGATGATGGCCCATTCCATGTTGTTTGCTTTGCGTTCTGCTAATTGCAATTTAGTAAGCGGCTTTTGTTTTTTTACAATTGTTTTTTTTGCTGTCATTTTTATCTTTCAAAAAGAAATAGCCCCCGTAGGGGCTTATTGTTAATCGGCTCTGCAATTCCACCAAGCTTCGATACCGTGGTCTTTTAATACGCCAGCAAAAGCACTAGCACCCTGTTCCAAAATATTCATACATTGCGTGCCATTGCCAGTGCAACGCCAAATTTGCCAGCCTTTTTGCCAATGTTTGCTACCTATGCCGTTTTTTTTGCACCAGTTAACAAATGGGCTACGGCCATTAGGAATTTCTACCCATGCAAATCCGCAATAGTTATCTTCACCATGCTTTTCTTCCCAATCATTTTCAGCTTTGCGGCCAGCGGCTAAAGCTTCGTTATAAATCGCTTGAAAGTCTTGTGTTGGTTTTTTTGATGCCATTTTTGAAACTCCTTATCTATCTCACTCGGATTGAGTAAAACAATTATAGTTAAGCTAGCTTAATAATGTAAAGCTTTATTTTTGTATATTTTATAAGGAAAACCCTTAGTGTTGTATTTTTGTCAGGATTGCAAGATTCAAGGGCATAGCTATCCCTACTATGAGGAATAGCTTGTCAGTCTTGCTTAGTTCTGAGGTTTATATATTGCTTCGATGTCTTAGGCGTGTCTAGGTCTGTCTTTATCACTCATCGGTCTATCCATACAGGACGGTTCTCTTAGGTAGCCAAGCAATAACGGCTAAATGAGGGTGCATTGCACCTAGTAGTTTCTAGAGTATTTACAGCCTTTACCGTTGCAACACGCTTGAGAACGGGCTAGGCAGAAATAGAAAAACCCCTTAAGGTTGCTCTAAGTTGAACCCGCTTTAGAAAAGACCAGCCAGCCTTTCAAAAACGCTCAAAGCAACCCTAAAGGGTCTAGCTGGTTAAAACAAAACAGGGTTCAATCTGCCCAGCAATTATACCCCAACTCTTTCAAAATTAAAATCTCCGTGAAAACCAAAAGTTTTAATATTGGACAATTCACGCTCAAAGCTGAAATAACGGGCTATTTCTTCAGGTGCAAACTTGATACTTTGAATTTCTAAAAAATCCTTGTTTGCATGGCAAATTTGGTCATCTTCATTTTCATTTGTATATACAAACTCAGGGCTGGCGGTTAATTCACAAAGCCGCTTTGAGCGTAGGCTAAAGCCACCATTGCCTACCCGTCTACCTTCCTTATGCCACGGCCATACCGCTCCAATGTAGTCATAATTTAAAAATTGGTCATTCCAAGCGTCAGGATTGATAATGAACCCATCCCATTGAACTATTAAAACAAAGTCCGTATAGACTTGTTTATACAATTCCTGAAGGATAAATTTGCTATACGCTTGGCGGCTATTGATTTTGGGGTCATTTATAAAGATTTCACCGCCAAAATTAAAGTATTTTTTGCACCTGTCCATCGCTTTTATAGCTTTGTCAGGCTGTGCCGAATCAATACAGCACAAGGTAATGTTATTCAAGTTCAGGCCAAATTAATTTATAAGTTGTTGGAAATAGGCTTTTACGGGTGATTAAACCGTGGCTTTCTTTTTCTAAAGTTGCCGCCAAAATCATCAATTTGTCATGCGGAATATCGCCATTTTTCCACATAGATACGGCCGCAACAGATGTTCCTACCAGCTTGCTGATACGGGTAGGGCCACCAAGAAGTTTAATTATTGCTGTTGCGTTCATAAGCTATCTTAACATTTTTACAACATATTTGCAAATAGTTGTTGCTTTATAAATTAAGCTGGCTTAAAATTGTGGTACGGTATATGCCGTGTTAATAGGAGAACTCGTATGAGTGAGCAAGATCAAGACTTTCACAGCTTCCAACAACATTTGGAACGCATCTTTAAAGACCTCGAAGATGGGGTTTTCTTAACCGCAGACGAAATTGGTGACCTACGCTATGCGTGTGGACTACCCTCGCCTGTTAAACCAAACCCTGTATTAAAGGCAGTATTTGATGACTTTTCCAACATTTTTAGGAACTAACATGATTATTTCAGATAACAGTAAAGAATTTAAAATTGCCCCTGCTGGCAACCACATGGCTCGTTTGTACTCGGTCATTGACCTAGGGCATCAGGCTACCGAATGGGCTGGCGAAACCAAAATCATGCACAAGGTCGTATTGACTTGGGAGTTGCATGGTGATGACGATAGCGGTGCTCCATTAAAGACCGATGACGGAAAGCCGTTAATTGTGTCTAAGCGTTATACTGTCAGTCTTGGAGATCAGGCACGGTTGCGTCAAGACCTAGAAGCGTGGTCTAACAAGAAAATGACCGCAGAAGATAGAAAGAACTTTGACCTTAAGAACTTGTTAGGGAAATTCTGTATGGTCAATATTACCCATTCAGAAGATGGCCGTTACGCTAACATCAGCGGTATCAGCCCTGTACCAACAGCGTTGCGTAATGCCCAGCCTGAAGGTATTAACCCACCAGTTCATTTTTGGTTGGCAGAATTTGACCAAGCTAAATACGATGCGTTGCCAAAGTATTACAAAGAAAAGATTGCCGAATCATCTGAGTGGCGTGGTCAGAAAGAGCGTGAAAAGAACGCTCCTAAACTAGAAGATGACAACTTATCGGATATACCCTTTTGATGATAATTACTGAAAAGGTAGAGCAAAATGGTCATTGGTACACTACCCAAGGCACTCCAGCCTATACAACCATCGGCAAAACTGGCGAAAGACCGACAACACTCAGGGATGCCAAAAAACTTGGTTTATTGCCCTCAGTTACCACCATCATCAATGTCGCAAACAAAGGTGAAGGGTTACAGCGATGGCTTGCAGAACAGGCTATCCTTGCCGCACTTACACTACCTCGCCTAGAAAGGGAAGAAGAAGGGGTTTGGCTATCTAGGGTAATGAAAGATAGTAAGGCCACAGGCAGGGAAGCGGCAGAGCGTGGTACGGCTATTCATAACATTATTGAAAGCTACTTTGAACAAGTGTATATGCCTGAAAAGCCAGCTTATCTTGATGAGATTGACAAGGTACTTAAAGATGCCTTTGGAGAGCAACCGTGGCTTGCAGAGAAGTCTTTTGGGCATCCGCTAGGGTTTGGTGGCAAATGCGATTTAATGGCTAAACCCATCAACGGAAAGGGTACAGGTTTTATAGTAGATTTTAAGACTAAGACCACCGATCTTGATAAAATTGATGTATGGTTCGAACATGAACTACAGTTAGCGGCATATCGTGAAGGCCTAAACTTGCCCAATGCTCGCTGTGCCATCGTATTTGTCAATGGCATGACTAACCAAGTAAAATTAATAGAAGTGGAAGAACCCCAGCTTCAAAAGGGCTGGGAGTGCTTTCAGCATTTATTAAGGTTTTACCAAGTAAAAAACAATTTGTAATCATGGGGGAAAGCATCACGGAGCGAGTACCCCACCTTATTAGGGCGTTAAGCCGCCATAACAGGATGCAGTAAGTTAGGGTTTTTGCGGCTTTCAACCTAACAGTTATCAACTGCCAAATGTTGCCCTGTTGCATTTTTACAAAAATAAGGGTTTTCCTTATAAATAAACTTTGTAAAGTTAAGCCAACTTAATAGATAATTGCATTACTTCATTGGGAAGTGAAAAAGGAGAAATAAATGAAAGACGGTCATTACATAGATTCAGTAACTTACGGCAATACTCAAATCGAATTGCGTGGTTACAACAACGAAATCTCTTACGCTTACATTGGTGACAACGACATTACCGAAATGGTTTATGAACTAGACCTTTGGGAAATAATCGAAAACAAAACAAAGGAATTAGCATGAAATATTTATACCTATTAGCACCACTAGCCCTAGTTGGTTGCAGTTCTTTTGAACCACCCAATGTCACGCTAGAAACCGATAAACAAGCGTTTCACATGACCCGTGCTCAAGTCATTCTTGGCATCAATGAATGTGAAGATGCTGGCACACGCCCTATTGTGATTACGGCAAAGCGTAAGATTAACGGTGTTACCACAGATGTTCCAGTAGAAGTTACTTGCAACCCACGCTACAAAATATTTCACTAGGAGATTGATATGAGAGATTTTATCTTAGGCGGTTTGATGGCCATCTTTATTTGCGTCATTATTTTTGGCACTAATTACTTAATGCACGGTAATGCAATATGATTGAAGTAGTTTTATCCAACACCCAAATAATGATGGCCGCTCAAGTTGGTGTATTGCGGCATCTGCAATTTTTAAAGCGTAACGCTAGGCCAATGTACGGGCTTGATGTTAATACTGATTGGAAACTTCAAATAGAGGGTGCTTTATCAGAATACGCTTTAGCAAAGCATTTGGGTGTCCATTGGGAAGGTGTTGGATATCCTGACGCTGACGATGTAGGGAAAGAAGATGTAAGGGCTACAGAGTACGATGACGGGCATTTAATACTGCACCACCGTGATAAAGACAATAAGAATTACTGGCTTTTAACGGGTAAAAATGGGCATTACAAAATACGGGGTTTTATTTTAGGCAAGAACGGTAAACAGCAAAAATATTGGCAAAAACGGGAAGTAAAAGGCCGTGACCGTTCAGCTTTTTTTATACCGCAATCTGACCTACAAATGTTTTAAGCGATTTGACGGCCGTTTTTAAGGTCGGTAAGGGTAAGACCACCCGTGTATTGAAAATGGGCTAATTCTTTGAATGTACGCCATTCTCCAGCCCATTCCAAACCAGCTTGTTTTCCTAATTCCCCGACTTTAGCCCATACAGGGTGAGAACCATCCCAGTCAGGCTTGCCGTTGACCATAGGTACGACATCAACAGCACAACGCCAGTTATGCCAAGAATCACCTGCTTTAGCATTAGTTACCACCTTTCCTGCCGTAGTCCTACCTTGTTCGTATAAAGCCTGTTGTGATTCATTATCACGGTATGTAGAGGTCACAAGCAAATCTATACCCTCTGCCTTGCATAACTCTATAAAACGCTCTACACGCTCTTTTGCAGGGGCTATCAAGTCATCAAGGCTTCGGCTGTTTATCATTTCTTTAAATTAGCCATAATGCGAGTACCAAATAAAAAACCAAAAGCAATGTTGGCGGCTTCTATGCCAATTCTTTGAATTTCAGGGGTAACCGATAAAAACAATGTACCAATACCTACGACAATGACAAACAATGCCCCTAAATAACGGCTAGATGCCCTTAAATCAATAACCCATTGGCTAGGTGTGCCGTAGGGGTTATCTAATTGTGCAATGGCTTGTAGCTTGTTTATTTCGTTTGTGTCTAGCTTTATTTGCTCATCAACGGAAATAGGCTTTACACCGCCTGTAACCATACCAATAAGGCTTTTAATCCCGTCTATGCCTACAGGGACTAAAGCACCAATAATGGTTTCTAGAATCATTTATTCGTCAGCCAATGTGCAATAAAACCTACTATTGAACTAATGCCTGATACGACCATCATGCCAACCCAAAAACCGCCCCTGCCTTTATTGGCTAAAGCAAGCAGTTCTTCCATGCCTTCTTCTAGCTTATCCACTTTTTGAGTTAAGGTATCAACTTTTTCCCAAAGCTGTCCGTATTTAACTGGGTCAATTTCGAAAGACATAGTTAAGCTTTCAACGCTGCAATTTCAGCATTAGCCGCATCTAAACCAGCCTTAAGCTCTTGAATTGCTTGAACTAACATAGGAATCATTACAGATGTTTTAATAGATTTAAAGTCTGCAATGTTGTATTCAGAATTTGAAGTAGTTTCAACCAATCCTGGCATTATTTGCTCTACTTGTTGAGCAATAAAACCAAGCATTTTTTGTGGATTATTAATAATGTTGTAATTAACCACATTTAATTGACAAATGCTATCTAAATAATTTCTTGCTGGAATCACATTTTCTTTAATACGAGAATCTGAAATAGTGCCCCAAGTTCCTGTAGAGTTATAAGCAGAGCCACTTGATTGAAATTGAACTTTTGTTGAACTTGAATAATCCCAGTTAATGCTTGTTGCTCCATCCCAACCAACAGTCCAAGCGCTACCTCCATATTTATAACCAGCATTAGCAGTAATTAAGCCACTAAATGTTCCTGTAGTTGCACTTACAGAGCCACCAGAAAGATTAGTTGCGGTTGTTGCACTAGTTGCAGTAGAAGCTGTAGCAGCATTGCCGCTTATGGATATACCCCAAGTGCCAATAGCACCAGTACCAGTTAATGTAGGAGCATAAGTGCCAATGTTGCTTGTAGTAATAACAGTAGCACCACCAGAGTTATAAGGGGTATAACCTAATGCCGTAGTAACATCAGCAGAAATTAAAGTAACATT